AAGTATGAAGCATTACAGCCAAGGAGAAAGGAGGCAGCGATATGATACGCATTAGTCAAGCGGGGGCTTGCCCACGCCGAATTCAGTTAGAAGCTTGGGGAGTAGAAGGAGAGCCACTCTGGGAAGGGTCAGAAAGGGCATTTGCGGAAGGGAATTTACACGAAGCGGATATACTCAGATGGGCAGCGGAAAACCTTCCAAACGGACCATACTCAATATTTGGACAGCAAACAGAAGTCAGTATTGAGTATAAAGACAAAGAACTTTTAAAAGGGCACATAGATGGTTTGGCTATCCCTGTTGCGAAAAGAGTAGACCTTGAAGGTAATACAGTAGCAGAATATAAAAATGTAAAAGACGAATTAATTCTATTGGAAGCTAAAACACTTGCGAATAGAGGCTTCCAAGAACTCAGAGAGAAAGGAGTCAAAGAAGCACATCCACAATACTATACGCAGGTGCAGTTGTACTTACATGCTTTGGGGTTGGACAAAGCATATCTTGTCGCAAGGAATAAAGAGACGCCTAAAACACGCCTCTGGGACCATTATTACGAATTAATAGAATACGACAAAGACTTTGTAGAAGCAGAAATAGAGAGGCTTGCAGAACTAAATGAAAAGATAGAAAACCACATAGAAATAAACACACCATTCAATCCTGAAGAACACTGGCAATGCCGTAGACCGTGGTGCCCTTATTCGAAATTGTGCCATCCAGAATATTATCAACAAAAGAAAAAAGAAGAAGTTTTAACGAGAGAAGTTTTAACGAGAGATGAATTAACAGATATAATTGCAGAATATAACGAAATAACTGAAGAAATTAAGCAGCTTGAAGAAAGACAAAAAGAACTAAAAGAACAACTTCTTGCCTCAGCACAAGAAAAACCTGTGCAAGCTGGAAACTGGATTGTACAGGTTGTAGAAAGAAGGCAGGAACGTTTTGATACTAAATTAGCACGTCAAGAACTGCCGCAAGAACTCTTACAAAAGTTGCTTAAAATTAGTACTTATCAAGTACTAAAAATAGAGGAGGTATAAGCATGGAAAAAGAAAGGAAATGGTTAGTAAAATATGAAACCGATACAGGAGAGGTAACACTCTCCTATGACATAGTAAAAAAATATCTTGTGTCTGGAGACCCTTCGAAGGTAACAGACCAAGAAGTAATGATGTTTATTAATCTTTGTAAATACCAAAAACTAAATCCATTCTTGAGAGAAGCTTATCTCATCAAGTTTGGCAACGAACCAGCTACACTTGTAACAGGTAAAGAGACATTCACAAAAAGAGCTGCCAAATCAAAGTTTTGTGCAGGATACGAAGCAGGAGTGATTGTACAAAAGGAAAATGGAGAAATGGAATACCGAAAGGGAACTCTTGTAGCACCAAACGAAACCCTAATAGGTGGTTGGGCAAAAGTATACAGAAAAGATTGGAGTGTACCATTAGAGACAAGCGTTAGTTTACAAGAATATCAAAGGAAAACAAAAGACGGGAAGATATTTTCAAACTGGGCAAATATGCCTGCAACAATGATTAGAAAAGTAGCATTGGTACAGGCATTAAGAGAGGCATTACCAGAAGAGTTTCAAGGGCTTTACAGCCCTGAGGAAATGCCTGTAGATGATAGCAAATTGGAAGAAAAACCTATTGAAGTTAATTACACATTACAAGAAGAAACAAATACAAAACAAGAAGAACAAAAGATAAGCCTAGCACAAGCGAAAAGAATGTTTGCGATAGCACAAGGGGATAAAGACATTGTAAGAGCTGTTTTAGATAAATACGGCTATGAACATAGTAAAGATGTAACAAAAGAAGATTATGACAAAATATGTGCAGAAATTGAACAAGCAGTAAGACAAAAAGAACAAGAAAAATCACAGCAAGAAGAACCAATCGACGCAGATTTTACAGTGGTAGAGGAAGATATACCTCTACCATGGGAAAACGGAGCAGAGGGCTAATGCCCTCTCTCTAAAAAAAATTAAGGAGTGGTATTAATGCGTGAAGATTATTTTGTAAAGATAGGAGAGGAATTAGAAGCACAAGCTAGTGCTAGTGCTAATGCTGAAGCTGAAATGCGAATGAGAGCTCTAGCTGAAGAAATAGAAGCTGCAAAGAAAGAAAGACAAGAAGAAATGAAAAAATTTATTTGCCGCAAATGTGGTTGGTCTGGATACGAGATGGCCACAATCAAAACCAATGAAGAAGATAATGAATTGCCTGAAGAAGAATGGGCACGAGGTTGTCCGTACTGCAAAACGGATAAATATATCACGCTTGAGGAATGAAGATGTAGATGAGGCGGATTGATTCCGCCTCTATGAAAAAACTTTCGTACCCAGTTTAGTTTATGCAGTTCCAGATTATTTTATGCACCCGTAAGGGGGATTTAAAATGCAATACGGTTGGATTAAATTACACAGGCAAATAACAGAACACTGGCTTTGGGAGGAAAAACCCTTTTCTAAGGGTCAGGCTTGGATAGATTTACTTTTGCAAGCTAATCATCAAGACAAAAAGGCAGTTATTGGTAATGACATTATAGAAGTCAAACGTGGTAGTTTTGTAACATCTATCCGTAAATTATCAGAACGTTGGGGATGGTCAAATACTAAAATAAAAAATTTTTTAAATTTGCTCCAAAACGACGGAATGATTTCATATTTTAGCGACGCAAAAAAGACGGTTATAACCATTGAAAATTATAGCCTTTACCAAGATTTAAACGACACAAAAACGACACAAAAACGACAGACAAGCGACACAGAAACGACGCAGAAACACACAAACAAGAATGATAAGAATGATAAGAATGAAAAGAATATAAAAAATAAAAATCTAACAGAAGATGAAGAAATAAAAATTGTTTTAGAAAAAAGACGTCAACTAGAAGAAGAGAAAAAAAGAAAGTTAGAAGAGTTTAATAAACTTCCTAAAGAAGAACAAGAACGTTATATAAATATTGCTAAAAACTTCATTACAAACAACAATAAACAACGTGGTATCTACCTAATAAGTGATTACCTTAAAGAGGAGGCAAAATAATGTTTGCCAATATCGATATAGAACGTGAAGTACTTCTTAGTATTATATTATTCCCAGATGAATGCTCAATATTCATAAAATCTCTTGAAACTGATGATTTTTCTTTAGAATATCACAAAAAAATATTTCAAGCGATAAAGACGTTATTCAATGAAGGGAAAAGGATTGATGTAATTCTTTTGTCCGAGCAAATACCTGATATTGCAAAGTTTATAGACAACTCACCTGTACCTGCTGCTGCAAACATTAAAGATTACATAAACGAATTAAAGAGGCTTAAAGTTAAACGTGATTTAGAAAAGCTTTCTATGAACGTTATATCATCACTGAAAAAAGGTGTTAAAGTAGAAAAAGTTTTAGCTGGCATAACTAAATACACACGAAGCTTTGATATACAAACCGATGCGGTACACATAAAAGATTTAGCATTAAAAGTAATGAAAGATTTAGAGGAAGAACAAAAAAAAGTAAAAAAGCGTGCTGTACTAAGTTTAAAACCTATTGAAAGCATCTTAAGGAATGGTGAAATGACAGTAATAGGAGCAAGACCGGGTACAGGGAAAACAGCATTCGCACTCAAAATGGCATATGATTTAGCAAAAGAAGAAAAAAAAATTTACTTTGTCAGTAGAGAAATGACGGGAGAACAAATTACACGAAGGCTTTTATCAAAAATTAGTCGAGTTGATTTTTCGAAATTTGTAAATGCCACATTAGAAGAAAATGATTGGAGAGAAGTAGCTAATGCACTAACTGAAATTGCAAAACTAAACATTCTAATTGATGACAAAACAAGTTATATTGAAGACATATATCTTAAAATTGCCTCACAAAACATTGATTGTCTCATTATAGATTATTTACAGCTCATGCAGACACACGAAAGAGCACAGACGAGAGATAGAGAAATAGGTATTATTACAAGGACGTTAAAGATTATGAACTTAGATCTTAATATTCCCATTGTAGTATTGTCTCAGTTAAATCGTGAAGGGGCTAAAGAACCTACATTAGCAACTTTACGTGAATCAGGGAACATAGAGCAAGATTTTGACAATGTCATTTTCTTGCATGACAAAAGCAAAGACAAGGAAGAAGAAACAGAAGAAGAAACAAATTTTAAAAAACTAAAGCTTATTATCGCAAAACAAAGGAATGGAAAAACAGGGAAATATGACATATACTTTGAACCTTCTCTAATGGAATTCTATGATGTGTGGAAGGGTGAGCCTATTGGACATCAAAAAGAGGGAAAAACAGTATGAGGAATTGTTTAAACTGCTTGACATTATAGAAAAAGCAAGTCCAGAGCAAAAAGAAGTTTATGACGCAATTTATAAGAAAAAATTGGACTTGCTGACGAAAGAATTTGATTTGTGGATAGGGAGAACAAGTGCAGAGCTGAATAAAAGGATTGAAGAACATCTCAAAAGAAAGGAGAACGCACAATGATTTACTTTAACATTGATGAATTAGAAGTACGAAAAGAGGAAAATAGGCAACTTCGGAGGCTTATACATCAACTTGCGGAAGAAAATGAAAAGTACAAAGAAGAAAATGAACGGTTAAAAAGAATTATAAGAATTTTTGCAGGGGAGGAGGAGTAGAAAAATGCCTGTGAAAAAATACAGATCCAAGAATTTCTTGGAGCTCATTTTCAGCCTCAAGAAGCCAGTAATTGTTGAGGCAGTACAGTTTAAAGGTGATATAGAGTCA